TTCACTCGAAGGTCGTTCAGGTAGACGTTCGTCACGTTCGCCCCGGCCCCTTCGGGCATCCTCTGCGCGATTGCGTTCGCGTACTTGTTCAGCGCCGCACCATAGGACGGCCAGATAAGTTCCGTCCCCTTCTCGCCAACGCCGATAAGCTGCGCGCCGTTGACGATTCCGCCGTTGGCGTACCAGCTGATGTGCGGGAGCGAAAGGCCGGGAATCGCGGTGCCCTCCCACGACACGTGCGGTGTCGGGAAGTGGATGCTTCCAATCGCGCTGGAGATTCGGGAGCCGATGCCAGAGAAGAACCCGACTATCCTTTGCGGGATAGACTGGACGAACGAAACCATGTTGTTAAAGATGGTCTGGACGCTCGTCACCATCCGGCTAAAGTACCCGGGAATGTTGGCTGCAACGGTCGCGACCATGGTTCCGAACTTCAGGAACGCCTGAATCCACATGCCGACGTATGAGAGCATGTTCGCGAGGATTGGTAGAAGGCCAACAACGGCAGAGCCGAAATGACCCCAGAACTCCATCACCAGCGGCGCGACGGCCGTCGCGAACTCGCCGAACCTATCAACCACGCCGCCCCACACGAACTGGAGCGTGCTAATCGCGGGCTGGAGGTCGGTCAGGTGGCCCTGGATGCGATCCATCATGCCTTCGAACGCCGGACCCTCGCCGCTTACGAACTGCATAAGCACGTCGGCGAACGGTCGGACGGCATCTAGCACGGGGCTGAAGTCAATCGACATGACGGTACTTGCAAGTTCCCTGAACCTGTTTGCAACGTCACCGACGATTGGTGCCACAACGTCAACGCCAAACGACTTGAAGTCAGCCGATAGCGTGTTGATGGTGTTTGCTATGTCCTCGGTCCCTATGGCATCGAGGATGGATGCCCAAACCGCCGACATGCGCGAACTCACGTTGGCAAGCGCCGTCCCGATCGTCTGCGTCGAAACAGAAGCCTGTTCGGAAAGCGAAGCGAACTCGCCTATGCCCTCGGTGTTAAGCGTCTGGATGGTCTGCAAGAAATCGTCCATGGACCTATCGCCCGTGCGAAGGGCTTCGCCCATTTCATCGACGGACATCCCCCATGACTCGGCAACCATCTTCAGGGCCGGGCCCATGGTCATGGTCATAGTGCGCCATTCCATCATGTCGGGTTTGCCCTTTGCGTACGCCTGGGAAACCTGCTCCAGCGCGGTCGCTTGCATCTCCGCCGACTGTCCACCCGCGAGAATCGCGTTGTTGAGCGCAAGGAACATGTCCGCCGACGCTTCGACGTCTCCATTCTGGAGGGCGAATCGCTGGGTCGCTGATGCCGCCGCGTCAAGCGTCGTGGGTAGTCCGTCGATTCCAGCAGAAAGCGTCGCGATGGCGCGCGAGGACGCTTCAGCCGAAATGCCGACGTTCTCCATGACGCGCGGGAAGGTGTTCAGCGTGTCGATTCGAGAAATGCCGCTGGACAGCGAACCCATGAACATGTTCACGCCAGCGGACAGCGCGTCTCCAAGCGCCTTGCCTATGCCGATGGAGCCGATGGTCCTTAGCAGCCCGCCGCCGCCCTTCGCAAGCGAAGAGTTGAACTTCGACATGTCAGGGATCACGGAAACATAATAGTTGCCCACGGATGCCTTCGGCATGCGTTACCCCCTTTCGATGTTGAAGACGGCCGCAACCGTCGCGGCCATTTGCTCCGCCGCTTCGACGGCTTCGCCGTGGCTGATTCGTTCGGCGGGGCTTTGGATGGGTTCGGGCTTCGGTCCGCCCTTGTCACCGCCACCAAGCCCCCAGAGAAGGAGACGAATCGCGTACTCGACTTGCCGAAGCATGTAATCGGAAGTTGTCCACTCCAGTTCCGGGTTCTCGGCACGTGCGACGCGGGAGGTCGCGGGTAGCTGCGCGGCAAGGGTTGCCAACCAGCCAACCGCCCTTGACGTTCGTTCGCTTGCCAGTTCGGCTTCGAAGTCCAGGAGACAGATTCCGTACGTCTCCTGAAAGTCGGCGAACAACTCGTCCGGATGGTGGACGTATGCCCCGGCAAGCGCCGTTAGTTTTTTGCGGCGCTCGAAATGGAGCCGATGGCGGTAAGAAGTTCCATCATCTTGTCCGCGTCATCATCGAGCAGCGCGGCCACTTCGTCAGACTTGCCGCAAAGGATGATGTCGGCGGCTTCGTACGCCGCCATACCACCGGACGTAAGCTTCTTCTGGACGCTCCAGCTATGGACGGCCTTAGAGTCGTACTTGATGGTCTTTCCCTCGAACTGGATCTCATGAACGCTAGCCATTCGCGGCCCCTTCGTCTAATCGGAAAAAAGAGCCGCCCCGAATCGGGACGGCTCTTCTGGTCTGGTCGGTGTCGATGCTATCCGGCGCTACTGGGTGTCGGTGGACTCGTAGTAGTCAACGCAACCAGCGTTGCCGTCCGTGTCCTTCGCGTAGGTGACGGTAATCTGTCGCTGCGCGGCCGTGGTGCGGTTGCCCGTGAACTCGCCAACGGCGGTGACCTTGCCGTTGCGAACGAACTTGACCCACTTACGGCCGTTCTTCAGCAGCAGCAGCAGCGCGAACATATGGGAATCACCAGCGTTGGACCAGTCATGCTCGGCGGTGATAACGCCGCTTGCGTCGGTCACGTTGGAATCGCCGTAGATGGTCTTCAGCGCGCGGGCGTTGATCTCCATCAGGCCAATCTGGAGCGTCTCGGTGGCACCGCCCGTGTCGGTGTCCACAACATCGAGGTTGATGTCGCGAAGTTCGGTTGTGTCCCCGAACTCCACGCCCTCGGTGAAGCCGTCCTCCGGGATGTAACCCTGGTTCATCCAGACATCGGAAGGAACCCACGTCTTGAAGTTCTGTGCCGTGGGAATGTCAGTCGTGCCGATCGGCGCGCTGAAGAAATAACCACCAGCAACACCGCGCGTCGTGGAGACGTTGGCGGTGCTGTTGGGGTTCGCGTAGTCAGCCATGCGGCCCCCTTAGATTAGATGTTGATAGTCAGGTCAATTTCGACCAGGTAGCGCGCCTGTCCCGTGGCCGTCCACTCGTCGCGGCTCATGGTCTGGAGGTCGGCGGAAGACAGAAGGTCGTGCGTCTGCGCGGCATCGGTCAGCGCGTGCCACGCGGAAAGCGCCAATGAGTGCGCGTCCGCGTCGGTGCGGCCCCAGACGGTGAGCGATACGGTCGGCCTTCTCAGGAACTCGTCTGATTGGTCGGCCGTGAGCGAGACGTTCACGAAGCGCGTCGGTCTGCTGGATGGAATCTCGGTCGAAACTGGAACGTTCAGGGCATCTTGCAGGATGCCCACGACAAGCGCGATATCGTCCATTGTCACAACCTCGGTCTAGCGCACATGAGCGCCCTTATCTTCTGCTCTGTCCTGATGGAGACGGCAACGGGGAAAATCACGGCACGGGCGCGGAACGGGTTCCTCGTGTAAACCTTGACGTTGAACCTTTCGCCCGAAGCAGCAGCAGCCGTGCGCGCCCCGTTCTGTGCGGCTGGTTGGAGTCCGCCGTATGCTACGCCGTCGCTGGTCGCGATCTTCTTCAGAGCGCCCCTGTTCGCGACGTACTTCACGCTACCCAACATATTCCACCAGCTTTACGACGGTGGACATGTCACCGGGAGTCGCGGCGCGCATGTACGAGGACGGAACGCCGCGAACAAGGAACGTCATGTCGCGAATCCAAGCGTCTTCCGCCTGAATCCTGCAACGGGCGCTTCTCAAATCGACGGATGCCGTGTCAGGCAAATACAAGGTGAAGAGAACTTCGTCCCTGTAAGGCGCGCCGTTCTCTATCGCATTGTCCGTGTCACCCGGCACATAGCAGCCTTGAACGGTGAAGGTGTTATCGTCGCTGTAGCTGGGCGTGCTGTTGCCGAACTCGTCCTGTTCTCCCCAGATGGGCAACCAGAACGTTATCGGAACGCGCGGGAACGGCATCCTGAAGCTAGGAACGGGCATACCAACCGCCCACCTTCGGCCTTAGTGAGTCGATGAAGGTAGAGTTCGAACCAAGCTGCGACTTCTCCGAACGGGACAGGTAGAGTTCGCCCGTCGCGTTCGCGAACGTCGCTTGCTGGTTGAACGGCCCCATCGTCGCGGAAGCCTGGGTGACCCCGTAGAGTTCGGAATCCTGCGCGGACATCGCACGTCGAACCATGTCGCACGAAATGCGCCCCGCGCGCTTCACCATCACTTCATCGTCAGCGTCGATGGTCACTTCGCTGTCGATAACGTCTGCTGCGTCTTCAAGAAGCGTTGCGGCCTTCTCCTGCTCGTCTGCGGTGAGCGTGCGCCAACGCGACTCCAAGTCAGCCACTGTTGCGTAGGCCATTGGGCTTCACCCTCTTACTTGCTCGGTGCCGCCTTGCGCGTAGTCGTGCGCTTCTTCGCGGGCGTCTTCTTGGTCGGTTTGGGCGCATCCTCAGACGAAAAGGGAGTGAAGCCGCACCGTAGGTAGGTCGGTGCGGCTTCCTCGCTCGCGTCGATGATTGCGCCACTAGGAGTGCGCAGCAGCATGACTAGGCCGTGATCTTGGCGAAGGCAGAAGCATCGGCCACGACAAAGCCAACCTCGAACTCAGCGCGAACCGCAAACATGTTGCGCTGCCACAGGTTGATGGTGTTGGTGCCGTCGTTCAGAGTGGCCTGGTCGCTGAAGGCGATGTCGATAGTACCCACGTGGCCGAATGCGGCCTTGGACCAATCGCCCGCGTAGCCCAGAACGTTGGGAGTACCAGCCTTGAAGGCAGCGGGAGCCTTGACGATGGGAGCGCCCAGAATCTGGGGAATACCGCCCTCGGTGGCGTTGAGGAACAGCGGTCGCTTCTGCGCGTCCTCGGTGCCCATGAGCGCCGCGATGCCCTGCGGGGACATGGCCCAGCCGTTCAGGTCACCACCATTGGCGGTGACAGCAGCCATGACGGCGACAAGCTGGCCGTACACGTCGGTGCTGCCAAGAGCGATTGCCGTGGAACCAGTCAGCGTATCGAAGCCAGTGCCAGGGGCAGTGCCGCCAAGCACGGTGGCATCGATCTTCTTGCCCAGAGCATAGGGGAGACGGCGAAGAAGCTCGTCGTAAAGGCGCGCGTAGTCACGGCGGAACTGGTTGCTGAAAGTCTCGATAACGGCCACCTTGTAGGGGGTCATGACCTTAGTGGAGAAGGTGGAGTTGGAGACGGGCTTCTCGGCCGTCTCGGCCACGAAGTCTGCCACGGGGTCACCAGTGACAACGGGGATTGACAGGCCACGGCCCGGAATCTCGATGTTGCGCGCAAGGCGCATGATCGCGGACTCCTCGACGGCGGCGGCGAAAATCTCGTCGGAAAGGTCGGTGGGGAGGGTCAGACCCTGGGTGGAACGGTTGATGTCAACGGGGTTGGTGGCAAGTGCCATGGTGATTACCTCCAGTTTTCGCCGACTAGGGCCGCGAACGCATCGCGGTTAGACGGCTTGTTGTCGGAATTTCGAACGATTCGGGAGTTCGGCGCGGGTGGCGCGCTGGAGACGTGCGTCTCCCTCGCGTACTCCTTCGCGAACTGCTCCATGTCCTCGCGGGTGCCGCAATGCATAAGCAGGGAGACGGGAACGCCCGTGTCGGCCGCGACCTCCGCCGCGTCCGCACCGTGCTGCTCCTTCGCCTGGTACTGCTTCACGAGCGCTTCGGCATCCTCGGCACGCTTGACCAGCTTTTCGGTGTCGCTCATTTGCGATGCCTTCAACTGCTCCAGTTCGTCGGCTGCTGCCTTGTTCGCCTTCGCGCGCTGCTCCCACTTCCGCGACTCCGCCTTCCAGTCAACCTCCGCGCCGTGCGGCTCTTCGGTGGTGGTCGGCTCCTGCGTCGTGGTCGGCTCCTGCTCGGTGGTGTCGCTCATTGCGGCCCCCTTTCGCCCGTGCGGGCATTAGGCCAACCCGTGCGGGTCGGCAAATGAAAAAACGCGCCCGAAGACGCGTTTTCGGCATGAAAAAAGCCCCGTGCGGGGCTTCGGCTAGTCTTGAATGCGGACGCGCGCGTTCTGCTTGTTGCGCCTTGCCGAATTCTCGTAGGTGCGGATGATCGCGCGCTTCTCTTCCTCGACGGTCGTTCCGTGCCGTGCGGCGCGGTCCTCGGCCTTCGCGGTCAAAGCGTCCTGCCAACGATCATAGGCCGCCGTCCAGTCGTAATCTTGGATGGAGTCCCTTCCGGTGACGGGGACAAGCTTACAATCGCAGTTCGCGTGAACGTGTTCTACCGTGTACCGCGACGGTTCGCGGCTGCATAGCATGAGACAGAAGTCGCACGTCTCGCTTCCCTGTGCGACGCGCTGCAAGAGCGGCTTCTTTGGGTCAAGCTTCGCGTTAATCGCGGTGTTGTCCATCGAAGCGCGTCTAATCTCGAAGTCAAGGCGCGCTATCAGTTCCCGTAGGAACTCGTCGTGCTTTCCCTCGACTTCCTTCTGCAATATCGCCCGGACAGCTTCGTCGGTCGCTTCCGGAACCCTCCCGGTCAGCGTCGTTGGCTCGTAGCCGTCTTCAACGTCGATGATGTACTGTCGGGCTATGCGGTAGAACTCTGCGCCGACAAGCCCCGTCGCGTATGTGGACGTGCCGCAATAAAGCTGCATCAGTTCCATGACACGCGCCTTCGCAGCGTTGAAGTCCGTGAAGTCCACCAACGAAAGCTGGTATGATAGCGCGTCTCGCATATGCTTAGACAGCGCGTTGATGCCGCTAACGTAGTCGCTGATAACGGACTGTGGTATCTGCCTAGCCATTTCCGCCGCCGAAGACGTTCGCGATTATCGTCTGTGCGGTCTGCGCTTCCTGCGCGCGCTCAATCTCGCGGCGCGCGTCTTCGGGAAGGCCAATCATTTTCCAGAAGTAGGGCGTTCCGGCGAACCCATCGACGGCACCGGCAATCTTCACGGCGGCATCCGCCATGGAAACGACGCTGGGCATTGCGGGGTTGCGGTACGTCGCGGTTATCTCGCGCTCTTCGGCGGTGAGGGCGTCGAACTCGACGTCACGCTCCGCCGCGACGCACATCCTCGCAAGGTTGCGCATCGTGTCGCGCGACCCCTCGATAACGTCGGTCGCTTCGATGATAAGCGGTTCGTTCGCAGCGTAGATTGCTTCTGCGCTTGCCGGGTTGTCATGGATGACGCCCAACTGCGAGACGGGGACGTTCGTCGCACCGCTGAATCGTGCGGCAAGGGAACGCATGTAGTCGGAATACTGCTGCATTGACGGCTGGGGCATCTGCCCGACTTGCGGCATTACGCCGTCCTTGCCGTTGTAGCCAACCGCCAACCAGTTACCGATGTATGCTTCCCAGCGCGTCTTCTTCTCGAACGGGTTCCTGTCGGTGCCTAGCATGTACTTCTGGGGACTAACTGCGAACTGGAACGCGATGGACCCACCAAGCGCGCACCGAACCGCATCGTCGGTGATGCTCATAACGGCGCGTGAGATTCGCGACTGTCCGAACGGCTTCCGGTCGGTCGGTCGGTACGTGAATACGTCCATCGGGACGCGGCCCATGCGGATCGGGCGAACCTCCCAGTCGAAGACGCCGCCAACGTCCCAAAGCGTGACCTGTGCGGTGTCCGTGAGCAAGCGCACGTATGACGGAACCCCATCATCGAATGCGTCAATCACCATGCCGTATGCGATGCGGCCCCGCGCATCGTCCCAGACGGCCGCCGCCGTCTCCGCGCTGTGGAAGTCGATTCGAGCGCCGCCCGTCTCGTCAACGCCAACCGTCGCGAAGGCGGGGCCATAGATGCACTCGGAATGGGTGGCCTGTCTCGTCTTCACGAAGAGCCGGGAACGCTCCGTGACGCCCTCCAAGATTTCCGAAACGCCCTCGTCGGGAGCGTCGAACCCGTCGAACCGCACGCGGTCGGCAAGGGCGGAAACTGCCTTGTTAGGCCAATCGACCACCGTCTCGACGTTCAGCAGTTCGGGTGGGGTTGAGATTCCGAAGTCCTTCAGCTTGTTCTTGCCGTCGTAATAGCGGTAGCGAAGCTGGTTGCGGACCAGACAAGACTTCCAGACGTCGAACAACTCTTCGAGCATGTCGCGGTACCCGGCATCAAGGGTCGTGGGGATGCGCGGAATCTCGCGCCGCCGCCTGTCGCGACGCTCCATCCTGTGCCACGTGTCCGGCTGGGGAGCGTCGTTAACCTTCGGTGGCAGGTTACCCGTTGGGTAATTTGCCGTTTCCATCACCAAACCACCGCCCTTCTAGACGGGTCGCGTCTGTTCGTCATTGCCGCGCGGTATGCGATCGCCGCCGCTTCGATTGGTGTCGCGTCCGTGTCCTCGGTCGAAGCGAAGCCCCAGCCGCCACGGTTGTTCACGCGCCTTCTTTCGCATCCCGTGGCGGACTTGTTCAAGTCCTCCTGGTTGAAGTGCGTGACGGTGCCTTCGTTGACCGCCGTCACGAACGAAGAGCAAGCCGCGCAGTAGTCCCCGGCACCAAGGCGCATCAGGGCGTTCTTCGGCACGCGCGCGGAAAGAAGCCGTTCGGTCAGTTCCTGCGCGTTCGACTGTCCGTCAATCGCGATGGTGCCGCACGTCTCGGCCGCATGGGTCAGGAAGTCCACCAGCCATTGAAGGCCAGCCGCCATGTTCGCGGTCTTGACGCGCTCGACGTGCGGGATGCCGTCTTCGGGCTTCACGCACGCGCAGAGAACGACTTCCGCCCCGTCCGGGGAGAACTTCACGCCGAATGACGTAAGCCCCTCGGTCTTCGTCTGGATCGCGCAAGCGTTCCAGCGCGCTTCTATGATGGGATGCGAGACGGCTTCGAACGATGCCCAATAGCCTAGATGCTCACGGGCGAACCGCTCCGGTGCCATGGTGCGAACGTCCTTGCGAAGCCCCGCTATCAGCAGGTGGTAACCAAGCGACGGGTTCACCGAATACCATCGGTCCTCGTCGGTCACGTCCCCAATCTCCGGGACGCTCCACTCGTGGATGCAGTTCCCCGTCTCCGGCTTGTTCACCATCGAGTTTCGAAGCGAAGAGAAGACTTCGCCCTTGTGGGGCCGCTCCGGGTTCGGGACGGTCCCCATCAGAATCGTCTGTGGGCTACCGGAAGGCGCGGCGCTGTTGAGAGGGGAGAGGGCCGCGTCCTGCTCCGCCGTGTACGTCTGTGCCTCGTCTATCACCACGAGGTCGAACGTGCCGCCACGTGCGACATCATCCGAAGAGCCGCGCGTGCGGAACTCGATGTGTCCGCCGTTCTTCAGGTCAAGCACCATCTGGTTAGCGGACGTGGTGTAGTGGTCTACAAGCGCGTTAAGTTCAGGGTACTTCGCGAAGGGGTCGTTCTTCTTCGCGCCGAACTTCGCGCGCAGCCTGTCGAATGCGACCTTTGACGTGCCGTATTCCTGCGCGGTGTGGAGTATCCGTTCGCCGCGCTGCACAAGCCCCCACGTCTCGCGCGGGTCGCAAGCGCCCGTCTTCCCGTTCTGCCGCTGGACATCGAGGACGCACAAGCTGTTCAGTAAGCGCCCTTCATCGTCCAGGGCCAACCAGTCGTTGAGTACCGTTCGCTGCCACGGGAGCGGCGCGAGTGCGTAGGCGCTCGAAAGTTCCGCCGCCAACGGGCCGTGCGTGCGCGAGTATGATTCGCTGAACTGGTAGGTCGGGACTTGGTTCCCCAGCATCATTGCGCCATTCGCAGGACGGATGCCAGCGGGGTTTCGTTCGTTTCGTCCTCGACACTTGCCGCTGCGTCAATGGCCTTCAGGCGGTCCCATGCTTCGAACGCCCCGGTCGCAAGCGGCTTCATGTCGCGTGCCGAATCGCACTCGTCAATGATGTGTGCGTACTTCGCAAGCACGGCGCGGATGAATTCGGCTTCGTTGCCGCTCTGAAAGGCCGTCTCAGCCGATAAAACAGCCGTCTTGGTCCTCTTTACGCCCTGCATGATTTCACCGCCTTAAATCGGCTTCTGTGGTTTCGGGTTTTCGATGTGGTGCGCT